CCACTTATGACTGGAAGCCAGGCCACGCTCCGTGGGAGATGGAAATGGCAGACGCTCCAGAAGAACTACTTCAGGCCATTCGCAAGAAGTCTCGCAAGGGTTCTGGCACTAGCTATGGTGAGGGCAGCTGGGACTGGTTAGGTGACCTCGACTTTAAGGGTGAAAAGGTTGATGTCCAGAAGATGCTTGAAGAGGGTATCGACGAAGGCTCTCGCGCAATTGATATCTACAAGCTTGCATGTGCTCTAGCTAACAAGTTTGGAACCAGCCCAGAAGCACGCATGGTTGTTGAGACCACGATGATGCGCTTTAACCACGAGAAGGTTCGCCCTCCGATGGAGCTTGAAGGTCCAAACTCGCTACTTATGCACACGCGTCGTGCTCTTGACTTTGTTGCCGAGAACCCTAAGACCAACCGCATGTGGGATGGTCTAGCCGAATGGGAGCAGGGCCAGAAGTGGGCGCAAGATGCATCTAGCCCAGAGGCTCAGGCTCAGCTTTCGTCTGGTCAATCCAGCAGCTCACGCGGACCTAATGCTGTAGGTAGTGCCGTAACTCGACTAGTCGAAGCAGGCCTCTCTGTAAGCGATGCAATTAACAACGGAAACTTGGATGTTCCAAAGGACCAGGATGCCATCTCTGAAGAAGATGGTGGACAGCCTGGAAACCGTACCTTAACCGACACTGGTAACGGTCGTCGTCTTGTAGACACTTACGGTTCTGCTATTCGCTACACTCCTGGACTTGGTTGGTTCCACTGGGATGGCACTTACTGGAAGCCAGACGTAGAGAATCTGGAGATGATGGAGCTCTCAAAGCGCATTGCTCCTGTTATTGCATCCGAAGTCACTAACTGGGGTGAAGATGAGCAGGCTAAGAAGCAAGAAATTATTAAGTGGGCTAACCAGGCTAAGTCCAACACCCGCCTAAAGAACATGATTGTCAGCGCAAACTCTGACCCTCGTGTTGTGGTTGGCGTAGAGCAGTGGGACGGTGACTCCAACTTGCTTGGTGTTCAGAACGGCGTTGTCGACCTACGTACTGGTGATTTGATTAAGGGTCGTCCTGACCTCTACATCACTCGTCGCGCTCCTGTTGCCTACACCCCTGGTATTCGCAACCCACGCTGGGAGCAGTTCATCGACTTCGCCACTGGCGGGGATAAGGAACTTCAGGAGTGGATGCAAAAAGCAGTTGGCTACACGCTCACTGGTAATAAGAACCACGACCTCATGTTCTTGGTTTACGGTCCAGCTGGTTCTGGTAAGAACACCTTTGTTGAAGCAATCGTTAAGGCTCTTGGAACCAAGCAGTATGCATGGCCTCTAGATTCTGGAGTTCTTGCAGCTGCCGATGGTTCAGCGAACCGCTCGGACGAATACCACTGGGCGCAGCTTCGTGGTCGCCGTATGGTTTGGGTTGACGAGCTTCCAGAGTCTGAACGTCTCAAGGAGAACTCGGTCAAGAAGCTTACTGGTTCGTCTGAAATCTCGGCACGTTCGCCAGGTGAGCAGCCGTTCACCTTTGAGGCTCAGGCAAAACTGTGGGTTACTACCAACCACCGTCCTGTGATTACTGACGATGCTATGTGGCGTCGTCTGCGTCCTATCCACTTGAACCACGTTCCAGAGAAGCCAGACCCAGACTTGAAGGCTTATCTCTTTGACCCAGAGGGCGGTCTTCCTGCTGTTCTTGCTTGGGCTGTCGAGGGTGCTGTTAAGTACCTTGGCTCTTCGGCTAAGGACCCGCTAGAGATGTGTACCGCTGTTCGTGAGGCTGCTGAGCAGTATCGCAAGAACGAAGACCGAATTGGTCTATTCCTTGAAGAGCGCGTAATCGCTTCTGAGGAAGCTGCTGTCCCTATCCGTGACCTCTATGGAATCTACAAGGGTTGGACTGAAGCCCGCACTGAGCGTCCTCTATCTCAGACTAACTTCCAGCGTCGTCTTGCTGACCGCGGAATCAAGATTGAGGGTCAAGGCTCTAACGCTATGATTCTGAACTACGTTCTACGTCCTATGGCAGTTCCAGACAACACCCAGCCGAACTGGGGAGCTCTAACTGCGGTAGCGAAGAATTTCTAAAACACGCCTTAGTTTTCTAACAGTAAACTTTGTAGTGTTGTAGAATACAAACTGCTGGGGAGAGGAAAAACTCCAGCGCGGGGGGTTAGGTGTAGTGCCTGGCCCCCCAAACCACCCTCTAGGAGTTTTATGAAAATTTGCATCGCTACCCCGATGTATGGCGGCAACGCTAAAAGCACATACGTTTCTTCTGTATACGAGTTGATAGCTGCGCTCAATCAGCGTGGACACCAAGTCTTTCAGACTGTAATTACCAATGAGAGCCTTATCACTCGAGCTCGTAACACTCTTGTCCACGAGTTTCTAAAAACTGATGGCGATGCTCTTTTGTTTATTGATGCAGACCACGGATTCAAGGCTGCTGAAGTTGTGCAGATGGTTGAGTCAGGCAAAGACCTAATTGGTGGCATCTACCCGATGAAAGCAATTAACTGGCCTAACGTTCGCAAAGCCGCTCTGGCTGGTAAGGAAAACCTAGAAGAATACGCTGGATACTTTGCCGTAAACTTTCTAGCCGAGGAGCAGACATTCAAATACAACGAACCATTTAAGGTTCGCGATATCGGTACTGGAATGATGTTTATTCGTCGCAACGTGTTTGAGGCCCTAAAGCCAGTGTGTAAGACATACAAAAATAACTCAATCAACAACGGCTCGATTGAAGACACCACCATCACGGAGTACTTCACTACATTTATCACTCCAGACCCAGAGAACATCTTGCTCTCTGAAGATTACGCTTTCTGCCAGATGTGGCGTGAGCTTGGTAATGATGTTTGGGCTGCTCCTTGGGTCAGACTATCGCACGCTGGAGACTACAGCTTTGTTGGAAGCTTCTTGCGTATGCTGGAAATTCAAAATATGTCTACTGAGGTTCCTGTAGAGAGTCAAACAGATTCTTCACAGTCGTCGGATACCACTTCCGAAGATTCTGAGTAGGAATCTCGTCGCGGTTTAGGCCGTCGGCAATTGTTTTAAACGAAGCCCCTGAAGCTCTTTCAGACAGAATTCTCTGTTTGATTTCTTCAGGGGTTTTGTTACGTGGTCCCATATCTACGCCCCATACGATTCCGCGAGCGCGGCGGTCTTTGTGGACATCACGCTGTCGCTCAGCGATAATTCCGCGCTCCATCTCTGCCAGGGCAGACATAATGGTTACAACAAATCGGCCCTGATAAGTTGCGGTGTCTAAATTAAGGTCAAGCATGATTAGTCGCCAACCGTTTGTATTTGCTCGGTCAATGATACTTAGAAAGTCTTTTGTCGAACGAGCCAGGCGGTCGATGCGGGTAACAAACAAAACTTTTGCTTCACCTTTATCTAAACGCTTCAAAGCGTCGGTGAGTGCTGGCCTCCCAGCGATAGACTTACCAGAGCGGCCTTCTTCACGAACTATTTCTGTATTGGTGAATCCAGCTAGTTCGGCTGCTTGTTGGAGTTGACGCTCTTGAACATCGAGTGAGACGCCGTCATTGACTTGAAGTTGCGTCGATACTCGAGCGTAAAGTAGTGCTAGTTCTTTGTTTTCATCCACTTACTAATTATAAGTCAGTAAGAATTGTGGTAACTGTCTGGTAGAGCGACTCGAGTCCGTTGTAGTTACGAATTAGGTGGTCAAATGCGTAGTCGTCAAGTGCGTGCTCAGAGATGTGGTTATTTGCTGGGCCTGAGTCAAAACGCTCTACACGCCAAATCTCTCCGCCTAGCTCCTTGATGGCGTTAGCCTCATTAGGGAATCGAACGTCAGCAAATACAACCTTGCTACCGTCTGGAATGCGGCTAAGTGCCATGTCTACCCAGAAGTTTTCATCCCACTGGACTCGACCAACTTCAGTTCCAAAACGCTGAAGTAGTCCTCTGATGTCTGGGCTGCGTTCTTTGATTCCCTCCCAGCCGTAAACATCAATTGCAACTCGAAGAGAAGTGTTTTGAACTTCATTAACGGTGATGCGAGGGTCTAAGGCATAGAGAGCGTCCTTCATTGGTGACGCTAGAGACATCTTGACATAACCGTGGTTCTCCACCATGTGGTCAGCAATAGTATCTTTGCCAGCTCTCGCCCAGCCAGAGATGCCGATGCAGGTTACACGTGGAACAAGTTTGCCGTCTTTCAGAACCATTAGCGGGATGCCGATGGCAGTTGCAACGTGGACTTCCAGTTTTGCTCCCTTTGACTTCTGCCAACCTGGGAGGACACAGAGGGCGTCCACCTCCATAACGTGCGGTAGGTCGCGACGCATGTACCAAGACCACATGTTGTTTGGTCGGTCAGGTGAGCCAGCTGATTCCAGAGCTTCTTGAACAGTTGCTCCGTCGTTGTGTGCTGGATTGATTACTTCGTATCCTAGCTCAAGCAGCTGTCGCTCGGCTTCAAAGAAAGCGGGAAAGTTCCAGTCTTCGTAGCCGCTCATTGGACCTGCGATGTATACCTTCATATTAGTCCTCGTCTTCAATCTCTAGCTCTAGGCCAGCATCTAAGTCTTCAATCCTGGTGCTGATAATTGCAATGTCGTAACCGTCTTCATATCCAGCGACGTAGGCTTCCATCTCTTCTCTGGTTGCTTCTCTAACTACAAAGTCAGTCCCAGGGATGCCGTTAGTTGCATCAACTGGACTATCTGCTCCGATGTAGGCGTAATCTTCATCTACACCTTTATCTAGGTCGATGTACTTCCAGTCGACTCGATACAGCTTTCTGTTGTTGGTGTCATCACTCATATTAAAAGTCTATACCCGTAGAGACGAAAAAACCACTCCGAAGAGTGGCTTTCGTCGCATGTCGTCTCGCTGGAACAACTTAATGCATAACCACATTCTAGGACAAAAATCTGGCTCATGTCAAGCTGTGAGATAATTAAGTTACAACTTCACAGGAGAACGATGAGCAAACCGAATAACCAATGCAGCGTCTGCAAGGAACTTTTTGTAGTGGATTCGTTGGCTCGGATATGCGAAATGAAGCACGATGGAGTTGTTTTTATTAGACCCGAATACAAGCCTCGTCCAGGGCAGAGACCTAAAGAGGGTTAGGGTCCTCTACTGAAACTATTTCGGTGATTGCCACTGAACAGTTGCCGCACACAGGGTTTGGTGCAACGTTTTCTTCAGTAATTATGTAGTTGGCATTTCCTGCATTTAAACAGCCTTCAGTGCGGCAATAGCAAAACCAGTGAAATCTATCCATTAAGCCCAGCCTCCAATGTTAACTGCTGCAGTGTAAGTTCCGTTTAGTGGGGTTACCTTCATAAATCCGTCTGGCTGCGCTGTCAGAGTGGCTGTTGCTGGTGTAGAACCATTTACTACCGTGAAGATAGGGTTAAATGCGGCTGTAGAAGAAGTTCTGATAATTCCTTTAAACCAAACTCGTGTGTAGTATCCGCTAGTCGGGCTACTCACTACGCTTACTGTTCCTACCGAGGTTCTGGCACCATTTGTAGGAGCAGCAATAGTAGTTAAGGTTGCCTGGTTAGCGTTGTATTTCTCATCAAAAAGCATTGAAGCTACGCCTGTACCAGTAAATCCAAATCTTAGGGTAGACGCTGGGTTTACCGTGCTGCTCACCTGAACTACTACAAATCCCTCTACTTCAAACGAGCCAGCTGGAAGAGTTACCGCGGTTCCGAGCGGATTCAGGGTAATGGTGGCACCACCTGTTGAAGTGGTGGTTGTAGGCGAAGTGTTGTTTGAGTAGACCATAGTGGTCGGAATCAAACCTCTACCATAAGTAGTGCTTGTTACCTTCGGGGTTCCATAGAACACGTTTCCGTCATACTCGACGGCTCCAGCTTCAATAGCCGACAGGTTTGTTCCTGAGGCAAAGTAGAGTGGAGCGTCTCCAGCTGTAGAAGCACCAGTTCTTAGGGTGGCGCTTCCAACCATAGTCAGGTCGTTACCTACGCGAAGATTGGTGGCTACGTTTGTGGTAGTAGCGTTTAGTGTGATGTTGGCAACTGGGTTAGCATTTGCGTAGCGGCCCATAAAAATGTGACCAGTGCTGTCATTTGAATCTGCTCCAGCTTGAATATAGAACAGGTTTCCAGAACCAATTACACGACCGACAACGCTGTCTGCATCTTCGATGATGAAGGATGTTCCAGCGTTTAGTGTTATACCATCGAGCGAAGGGTTTGTTGAGAATACTAGGTTGCCAGTTCCAGTCTCGGTTGTCATTACGTTTAGTAAGTTAGCCGAGCTAGGTGTTGCTAGGAAGGTAGCAACGTTTGCTCCCAAGCCACTCACGTTTCCTACCGCTACAGCGTTAGCAAGGTCTGCAGTTCCAGCAAACTCTGCCTTCAAGTTAGTCACCTGAGTTGTCGATGTGACGGTAAACGGCGCAGTTCCAGTTGCAACAGTAGAGGTTAGTGTGGACGAGCTAACGCTAGTCATACCAGAAATAGTTGTTGTAGCTGCTGCACCGAGAGTTAGGGTTTGCGCTCCAAGAGATACTGCGGTGTTAGCCAACTTAGCATTAGCGATTGACCCAGCTAGCATCGTGTTAGTGACGGTTCCAGAATCGCCTGTAGTTACAACTGTTCCTGTAGTTGCGGGGAGGGTTACTACAGTTCCTGTACCAGCGGTAGCGTTAGCAAGAAGTTGAATCGTTCCCGATGTTGAGCCAGGGAGTGTAACACTCGAAATTCCAGTGAGACCTAGGTTTCCAGTTGAGCGGTTAAGAGCGACTGCGGTAGTTCCAATGTAGACAGTCGAGTTACCTAGAACTGTAGAGGTAAGTGTTCCCGTTACGTTTGCACCAGGAACGTTAGTTAGGGACGCACCAGAACCAGAAAACGTGGTTGCGGTGACTGTATTTGCTGAGAAGTTACCTGATGCATCTCGGGCCACAATAGTGGAAGCTCCGTTAGCTGAGTTAGCATTGCTAGTTACGGTGAATGTAGCACCAGTTGATTGATTTGCGGTGAAGGTTTGGCTACCAGATAGACCTACACCAGAGACAGCCAGAGTTAGTGTTGCGTCATTTACTGTTGGAATCTGAGATGTCAGCGCTAGGGTTCCAGTAGTTGCTGGGAGAGTGAGTACTGTTCCAGTTCCAGCGGCAGCGTTAGCAAGAAGTTGGATTGTTCCGCTAGTAGAACCAGGGAACGTAACGCTCGAGATTCCAGTAAGACCCTGGTTTGCCGAGGCTCGGTTTAGGGCAATCGCGGTAGTTCCAACATATGCGGTTGAGTTACCAAGGACGGTGCTGGTTAGTGTCCCAGTTACGTTAGCTGCAGGGATGGCTGTAAGAGATGCTCCAGAGCCAGAGAATGTGGATGCGGTGACTACGTTTGCCGAGAAGTTTCCAGTCGAATCTCTGAGCACAAGTGTTGACGCACCGTTTGCCGAAGCTCCGTTTGTCTCAATGGCAATCGAATCTGCGGTTGCATCTCCAGTAATGCTGATACCAGTACCAGCAGTAAAGGTAAGAGTATCTGAAGTCGAGTCAGCTACAGGGTTAGTTCCAGACGGAGTCGAGATAGTTGTAAATGCGTTAGGGCTAGTTCCGTTTGCACCAGCAGAACCAGTGTCACCCTTAGGACCCGACAACTCAATCGCAGTAATTACTGGACCATCGGACTCACCGAAGTTAAAGGTTCCACCTGCTGCGTTGTTTAGTTTCAAAGCATAGGTGTAGGTTCCAGCAGAAGGGGCATCAATAACACTGAGGGCATATGGAACGTTTTCTGAACCAGCAGATGACTCGGCGTGAACAGGGTTTCCGATAGCGGTAGACCCTCTATATAGTTGTAGAACTACCCAGCCGCCCGCAGAGTTGTTCTCTACGTCACCAGTGACGTTTACAAGAACTGGGTAACCGTTAGTAGTAATCGACACGCTAACGATAGTTGTTCCTACTGAAGAAATAGCAGATTGCTTGGTTCCCTCAGTTTGAGCGTAGTTCATAGCGCCTGTAGAACCACCAGTCAGGCTAGTTCCAACGGCTGATGCTCCACCTGTAATGTCTACGTAGTATCCGCGGTTAGTTCCACCTGCTTCCCAGAAACGTAGTTTGTTTTGGTAGATGTCAATGTTTACACCAGTGGTGATTGAAGTGTTTGCGGCTGGAGCTGCTAGAAAAAGTTCTCCACCCTCGTTGCCCGAGGATGCGGTAATATTTAGTTTTCCAGCAACGTTTGCATCGCCAGTGGTTGAAATGTTTCCAGTGAAAGATGCT